TAAGCCGCCTAATGCGACGGCAGATTCTACCTTCGACTTTGCAGCCTCTGTTTTTGAACGAGCCATTTACTCACCTCAGAGGTCTTGTGCCTGAGTGAGCATTTGAGTCAAATCTTTTTGAGTGATTTTCTTAGGTTCTGCAATTAGCATAACATCAACTTCAACAGTCTTACTTTTGAGTTGGTCATTAGTACAGTTTTGAAGTGCGATACCAATAAGGAGATCAGTTACAACATCGTAGCCCTCAGGGTGAAGGTCAGGAGTGCCAAACATATGTTCGTATGAATCAACTGCGAGTAAGCCTTGAGCAGGGTCAGCAATAACAGTAGATTGCTTTTCAAACACACAAAGTACATTCGGTGAGCCAATCGCCACATCCTCTACCAGTTCATATGCGGTTGTGGAAGCAAAAACCTTCAGATAACTTTCATAGAAAGTTGCAGAAAACGCACCGGGAGTCAAGTCAGACATTAGGTTAGGCCATACTCCATTTGTTGCGGCTGTTGCAGTTCTTAGTTGAAATCGAACTTCCTTGATCGCAAGTCCTTTGTTTTCAACAATTGAAACATAGTCTGATAAGTCAATTCGTCCATAAACAAGTGCTGTGTCACCATTTGCGTCGATATCGAATTGAAGTCGGTCTCTCAAAATTACGTCGTTTGCGCCTTTTGCCATATCAGTTCCAAGTAAACTAGGTGTATAAAGTAAACCATCTGAATAAATCGCTTTAGATCACGGATTCCCATCTTTGCGACGAAGTCGCCCATCGGACTTATAGCGCCGACCATCCTCCGGATAGGCATAGGGATGTCCGCATGCTGTCGGCTTGCGAGAAAAAGAAGGGCGGAGCCCGCCTTTTGCGACCTTTTTTCTTTTTTTTTCTGTAAGTAGGTACGTACCATTATATACTTCCGGCACATAGGAATATCATGGACGGAAACAAACCGAACAGATATGGCTCGACGTGTAAATGCAACCAATGCCTTCAGCATTGCCCCCCTGAATGGTGTTTGATCAAAGAGGTGGAAGAATGACGGACAACACCTGCCATATGATGAACTGCTGCGAGACTTCCTACGGAGGATTCAGACTCTGCTTAGAGTGTCTGATTATCTTGGAAAATGAATGGGCTGATGCAGAATGAAAGTTCAGAAGACGATCTCTCTCACTCCTCAGACAGCCTCGATTGCTGATCGCATGGATAACTTTAGCCAATGGATTAGAATAAGCCTCAGAGCCTACAAAGATAAGTTAGACATCGGTTCAGTCATGCGAGATAAAATCAAATGGGCTCAGACAGCGAAATATCTCGCTGCATTTATTGAAAGTCATCCGGAGATATGCGAGGGAAAGAACTCTCATCAACTTGAGCAGTTGGGCATGGATCATGCACGAAAACAATTATTGTTGGAGGACTTTGAATGAGTTTCAATATGAAGGAAATTAATTTTTGGTTAGATTATATGATGGATCATTACCTTAAACATGACAATCTTCATACTTGGGATTGGGCATTTGTTGTTTTGACTGCTGGAGAAATTGCTGTTAAGAATGGACCACTTTGGGAGCATACAGGAATTTATTGTAATAAGCGAGTCATTCGTGGATGTGATTGGGAATGAGATGCTGTGGAAAGTGGCTTGAGATCACAAGAACTCATAATGGAGTTTGGCTCCATTGTGAAGAATGCGGTTTTTGCATGAAGGAGGAATTTGAATGATGGGTTATTGCTCATGTGAAAATGTGGAATGGATTTCAACTAACGATCCTAATCCATATGCCCCATGTATTGATTGTGGCGAACATATTACTTGGAAGGATGAAGAATGAATTGTGAATCTTGGATGCTTTGCAGCTTATCTCATGTTTGCAAATGCCCATATTGCAAACAAACTCCTTGCAAACTAAACGGGGAAGAAGAATAATCAAAGCATTCCATGAACATCGAGTCCGAATGATGCTGCAAGTGCGATCACTACAAGTTTGATTGTCTTAGCCATTCCACGCATTTCAAGAACTGCTTGCTCCATCATGAGCATTCTCTCTTCGACTTTTGAAATCCGTTCGTTCTGAACATCATCTTGCGTCATAGCATTCTCACGTTTCCGTTATCTGCATGCTTAATTGGTGGCCATTGATCACGAACTGGACCAGCAACCACACCAGCATTGAGGTGCATTCGCAACCAAGACGGTCTCCGATCACCAAACGCTTCATCAAATGCACTCATTTGACGAGCATCAGAAACCGCTTGACGAATGCCGGGTGTAGTTGTCATTGTTTCTGCATCCCTTGTATTGATTGGAAGGAAGTATGCGTTGGCTGCAATGGGCGTAATCATATGCTCAGGACGAATACCACCGTATCGCCACATTGGGAAAACATTACCACGTAGCGTTTGAAGAGAGATCATGTGCCCGTTTTCCATGAGAAGGGCACACATAGCATTATGTGATTCTGCAAGAACACCTATGCCATGAGTAAGAGATGACACATTTTTGGAGCCTAAAACAAACATAAAACTCCATGCAATGTTTTTGAGTTCCTGATCTCCGGGACCCATAAAGTGCATTGTGATGTACAAATGGTCAGTAAAAAATTGAGTTTTTTGATTTGATGCTATCTGCAAACTTGGGAATTGGTTTAGATCCGCTGCGGTTGAATCGACAAAAGTAGTATTTGCTTTGAACAGAACGGAATCATCTCCCGCACTTGGTAGACGATTCTTAGCGGGGAATGGTGAATCCTGAAATTCCATATTAGTTGGAATGGATGGATATGGAGCTACTACCACTTCCATTAACACATTCGGAACTTGAAAATAACTATACGTGTCTTGAAAAATATCTGTCTGCATCAATTCATGCAATTTTCCTTGAGGTAAATTGATTCTTTTTTGAACAAAGGCTTGGCCATCTGAGTTCAAAGTTATGCTGTCAATTTCAATAGTTTCTTTTACGATCTCGATTGGCATCACTTACACATCCTATGAGCGGCTTTGACAGCGGCCTTAAATCCGCCTTTCTTCCAAGTACCATTTGCTTTCATATGCTTACGCTTTACACTAGCAAAGGCTTTCTTGTATTTGCGTTGATAGGCAGTAGTCTTCTTTCTTTTAGGGCTAGGTGTTTGAGGAGAGTCCATAGATTCAATGACTTCCTGTACATCTTGCACATTACCCCCAGTTGGCATCAATGTTTCACCTGCTCGGATATAGACTTGCAGGGATGGAGAGCCTTGAATCATGAATGCTTGATATGCGGGGATAGCAACCATGTCAAGAGGGAATACTGTCTCTCCATCACCTATGATAAGTCCGATACCAGCACCAAGAGCAGCACCGGGAGCACCGCCGATTTTAGCACCTAAGCCGCCTAATGCGACGGCAGATTCTACCTTCGACTTTGCAGCCTCTGTTTTTGAACGAGCCATTTACTCACCTCAGAGGTCTTGTGCCTGAGTGAGCATTTGAGTCAAATCTTTTTGAGT